ACTCTCGCGTCCTCAAAGTATGGTGTGAAAGTGAAATCCGCTCCGCAAGTCGAAGAAATACCTCCTAATGAATACTCACTAGTGTACAACCAATCAAGTACTCCAAAATTAGGACAGTAAGTTGGTCTTGACACGAAACGAGCCATGGCCAACCCAATATTTGAAACTAACGTGGGCACAACCCACAGACGATAAAAAACGCTTCGCACTGGTTGGGCTTGTAAACGAGGTCTATCATGGAAAAGCGAAGACGCGAAATTAAGACTCAAACTTAACATTTGAGCACCGATTGTATCACCATATATCACACTCCTAACAGTTAAGGCCGTTGCACCAATTGTGTTGGGCTCGTACTGTACCAACTTCGATCTCCCCTTGGACATTAGAAAATTGATAAAATTATTAGGTAAACCGACCTGCCAAGAAGTGGGGTTACCTATAAAACGCTTATCTGATATTTTTAAAACGAATTGTGCTGCTTCAACACTCGCACGAGTCACAACCAAACAATCTGCCAACAGATTGGAACAAAACAACTCACGAACAAAAGACGCACTTTGTGAGTGTTTGAGGGTTACTGCTTTCTTAAGATAGTAGTATATCCAAAGTCCACTTTCACTCTCTATGCTAGCTATAGCATGTTGACCACCCAAAGTGATTAAATACTCATCAGGTATCGCGTAATCACGCATTGGTGGTAAACCGACCAGCAAACGATAATTCTCAGCATAAAAACGAAGACGATTCCCCCTAACAGTCATCCAATACGCTTGTCCCACCGCTTGCAACCAAGCTCCAAACTTAGCAAACTGAGTCTGAATTGGATTACCATCATAATCAGTGATTGCATTATTGATAACAGAAAAATTTGGATTATCAGAATGCGCGCGACTAAAATTGAAAAGATCACGTGCATTACGCCTCACCCATGGTTCTTGGGTGGCTGCACCAGTGACAAAATTTAAATTACCAGCGTACAAATCGAAATTAGTTGGCCCATCCGTTAATGGGCTCCAACTTTGTGGAGTCACAGCGTCTGTGGCCATGTGGATATAATCCACAACCACAACTGTCCCCCCCTGTGGATAATAAGGGTCCACAACCCTATGCCAACTAAAGCCGGCAGGCAGAGCCACAATAGCAGTGAGCCTATTAAAAAGCGCACCACCAACCAACACAGCTGCTTGAACACCAGGGGGCAAAACGGCGCCAGCAACTAGAGGAGCTTGCTGTATGTAGACAGTGTAAAGTGCTCTCCCAGACATACCCAGCCAGTGGGCATCCCAATCCACTCTAGTTCCCAGAGCCACCACATTTGGCAAACCCCAGGC